AGTGCATTCAGCTCATTCAGCGGGAGAGAGCGCAGATAGCTCTGCTCTTGCATCTGCTGTTGGCGCTGGGCGTTGTTCGCTTGGGCTGCTGCGATCTGCTGGGCAAAGTTCTGCTGGTTCGCCTGGTTGTTGAACGCAGTGGTCTGTAGTCCCTGATTGAATAGCGTGTCGTTGACGCTGTTGTTCAGGGCCGCTTGCGTCGCCTGCTGGCCGAAGTTCTGCGCTTGGGCGGAGTTGGCGAAGTTACCTGCGGCGAGGTCGAGCCCTGCCAAACGGGACTGTTCTTGTCCACCAAGCAGCACAGCTTGGTTGTAGGCGTCAACGTCCTTTTGGTTCTGGATGGAAAGAGCGTTCTTGTAAGCATCCGAGCCAATCGCAATACCCTGATTCGCTAGACGCTGCTCAAGGGCGGCACGATCTTTGTCAAGTTGAGGGTTGACGCGCGACAAGAATGCCTGTTCAACAGCAGAGCGTTGGTTGGCGTAGTCGCTATTGGGGAGGGAGTATTGGATCGGGGCTGCGTTGAGCCCACGGGTGTAGCTTTGTGCTGTGGGGTTATACGACTGAGCACCACCACCTTGAGGCATATCCCGGTACGCCGTCAGTTGCGACGTATCAAAAGGCTGGCCCATAGCGGTATTCACGCGAGCCAGACCCGATTCAGCCACCGCACCGAGTTGAGCCTTGATGCGGTTGTCCGAGTCTAGGAGCTTCTGCTGTTCCGGCGACAGGTTGATGGTCGCAGTCCAGTCGTCCGAGCCGGGCGACATGAACTGATCGCGCGTCGGCATCGGGGTCGAGTTGCCTTGAGTGCCACCCGTATAACCCGTGACTTGGTCGAAACCGTTTTCACCCTGCCCATACACCGGGGTAGGAGCCGTGGGGGTCTGCTGCGCCTTCTGCCACGCATCCATGGCTTTGTTGTAGCCAGCCTCATCAAAGGTAGGAGTCTGGTTCTGCGAGTACGTCAACGAGCCGTAGGGCGTGACTTGGTTGACCCGATTCAGCCGAGCGTTCAGCCGGGCCGTGTCGATGTTGGATTTTGTCTGAGCGGCAGAGACGGTGTTCGGGTCCGGTGCGGGAGGCGCAGAGCTGCCCTTGTCGAACATGAGGCGCATGTCCGGCACCAGCATTGAGAAAAGCTCTTTGATCATTGAACCCACCTACAGGTATTGCGATACATGCCGTAGATCACGGCGTCGTCATCCTTGAATCCATACCTCAACACACCCTCTTGCACGAAGCCGAGGCGTTCGCACAACTTGCGTGACCTGAGGTTTCTACAGGCCACTACAGCAGTGGCCCTTTGGCAATCCAGTTGCCTGAACGGATACGAGAAGATCGCCCTGAAGTAGTCCTGGTGCGCCCACGTATTGCCTTCACTCGCTATCGTCAACTCAATCCCTGCTCCAGGCGAGTAGCGAGTGAACACCACGCCGGAGACGATCTCTTTTCCCTTGAGCCCGATGGCTGCGTAGTCAGGTGTCGGTTTCCCGACCCGATCCCACACCCACCTTGCGACTTCTTCACCATAGACGAGGGCCTTACCCCTCACAGGAACCCGCCCGTCTCGTAGACAAAGTTCGTCGCCTGCCAGTGAATCTCTAGCTGACTCGATGCAAGTGCCAGCCTCATGCCAGCGGATTTGCCTAGGCCGATCAACCCAACATAGGGACGGTAGGTAGCAAGACCACCGCCCCACACACCCTGATCCCAGAGCGCGTCGTCCCATAGGCCAAAGGAGATCGGAGAAACCGTGACGTTCGCCCCGACAATCTGGGTGTCGTAATCGACGTTCACGTTGGCACTGATCGCAGGAGGGCCGGAGGCTTGGAAGAACAGTTGCGCCATCGTCCAGCGCTTCAATTGACCGGGACTGCCGAAGGTGTTGAAAGCCTGGAGTACGTCTCCGGTGATCACTTCCCCGTTATCGCTGTTCCCGGTCCAGAACTTCCCAACCACTCCGTCTGCACCGAAGTAGGAGACTGAGTTGAACTGCGCCCAACAGTTCGCAGCGATCCCCGTGAACCTGCACCAAGACCCAGTAATCGCGTTCATGGCGAACTGTTGCTGTTCACCTATCGCAGCGGGGACGTTGACCATCACCCGGTTGTCTTGTGCACAGTAATCAATCTGCCAACCGAAGTTGCCTTGGTAGGCTTGGGCCGCAGAGTTCATGGCCCCGATGATCTTGTCCGTGAGCTGAATGCTCTGACTCACCCGAGTCGATTGCAGAACCTGTGACATGGGGTTTACCCCATCCAGGCACGCCACCAGAAGATCGCCACCGAATTTCGTCCAGCACCTACGCCCAAGGGGCGCGCCCATTTGATAAACACCCTTGAGCTGCCACGTATTCGCGCTGGAAGGGTCCGTTCCAAGGTAGACGATTGCCTCGCCTTGAGAGGTGATGAAGACTGCGTAGTCGTCCATCCCCTCCCCGGCGTCAATCGTCCACGTTGCCATCGCCACAAGGTATCCGCCACGATTGGCAATGGCACTCAGTGGGAATTTGGTCGCCGTGCCTGCGATTGCGTCAGTCGGCAGATACCACGCATTCAACGAGTCCTTTTGCACAAGCCATACACGGCTCTTGAACACGTTGATATTGATGAAGTCGGCTTGCGTGATCCCCGAGGCGGTGATGCTTGTCGTGGCCCACGAACTGCCGTCGTACTTCAGCGGGTCGTCCACTCCATTGACTGCAATCAGGAAGTTCCCGCCAGAAGTGGAGACGTTGACGTACTGCCACTTGTCGCTTGCAAGACTAGTGACCACGGGAGCCCCAACGGCCCCTTGCGTGGTTACGTCGTAAATCTCAGTGCCCGATGCGGCAAACAGTTTGTCGCTGGTCGCGGAGGCATAGGCCAGCAGCGTATTGACCTGTCCGGGTATGCCAGAAGCCCACTCCTGATACCCAAGACGCAGTTGAACGTCCGAGGTCGTCGGCCACACGTTGTCCATGATCACCGCATCCAGCGGTTGCATGGCGGCGACCGCATCCCGAGCGTTCCATCCACCGATAGGCGCAGCCAGCGAAGCGTTCTGCGCGGTCGGCTTCTGGGCTAGGCGTTTCAACATCAGTGAGGCGTCCCACCGTAAGAGCTGTCCGGGATGTTGTGCCAGTTGATCAAGTACCCGACGCCCTTCTGGCTCATCGCCAGGTTCCCCGAGCCCTGGTCGTTCGCGTAAGCAATGCTCAGTTGCTCTTGGTAGTCACGGGTCAGGGCCGTGGTGTCGAAGTTCTTGGTCTCAAAAAACTTCTTTTTCAGGCCGATGACCATCAGCCGATCAGGAAAGACACAAGTGTCCGTATCAACGGTGAAGGAGGATTTGTCAGGGGTGAACACCCCGGTGGACTGCACCCAGTTGGACGAGATGTACTCCAGCCTCAACAGGTCGGCTGTGGTCTGGACCGGCCAAATCTGGAAGTACCCGCCGAGAAGCCGCCAGTTGATCACCGGGCCTGTGGCGATCCACCCGGAAATCAGGTACTCCCACTGTTGGGGAGTCAGTGGGCCGATGATGGCCCAGTGCTTCGTAACGTCCCAGTTCGTCGTATCAACCGGACGGTCGAAGTCCAAGGGAAGGCGGTACTTCACCTTCCCGAAGTTGATAGCCCCACCTACGGTAGTTTCAACGCAAGGCTGGTCCATCGTCACTTGCGTAGGTGAATCGACGGACAGGATGTTGACGTTGTAGTTAAACCCGGACCCCACTGCCTGCCAAGCAGAGCTAAGACCCGTGGTGTCGGGAATGTTCGTGACCACCGGAGAACCGGCGACCGTATCCCCTGTGGTGTTCAGGCACTCCGCATTGAAGGAGTACTGCACCATCGAATGCTGCCAGATGAACTGTCTTTGCAGCTCGTTGCCCAAGGCGTTTGCAAGGGCGAGCATCTGCACCGTTTCCTGGTTGGTGTTGCCAACAACAGAGTTCGGCACGGAAAGTCCCAACTCAGCCGATGCCTGTTGAACGAGCTGCAAGACAGTGGAGGACATTTAGGCGGTTTCCTTGACCTTGGGAGGGCGGCCCGGCTTCTTCGCAGCCATCAGTTCGGCCATCTGCGCCTGAAGCTGCGCAAGGGCCTCTTTCGTAGCTGCGTTCTCGGCTTTCAGGGCTTCTTTCTCGGCCGCATCGGATTCGACGGATGCACCTTGCTTGGCTTGCTGAAGCCAGCGCTGGGCCTTTTCACGGAAAGCATGGGGTTGCATCCCCGCCTTCATGCCGATGCTCTGGAGTTGTGCATCAGAAGCGGTGGCAATCGAATCGACGGTATGGAATCCCACCGCCTTCAGTTCTTCGGCCATGGAGCGGCTGATCAGCGGCCACTCGGCAATCGGGGTGCCAAGGGTCAGCGAACCTTCAGCCTTCTGCGTGTTCAGGTAGTGCGCCCACTGACGAGGGAAACGCTGCTTGTGCGTGTCGTTGACGAACGTGTCAATGTCGAACAGTTGACTGCCGGGGACATGGATCTTCACGAAGTCCGCTTCGTAGAAGATCGGACGGTTTTCCAGCTTGCTTTTGAACTCGTCTTTCAGCGTCTTCTTGTAGAACTTGACGCTCAGGCGGTCGTCGGGGTTGTGCGCCCCTACAAAGTTCGGGTTGATATCGTCAGATGCCAGCATTGCGTTTCCTATCTCAAGTGGTTGAGGGCTTGCTTATGGACTCGGAGCTGAGCCCATAAAAAAGCCCCGCCGAAGCGGGGCAACCAACTTCCCATGAGAAGCGTTACAGCGTGACGCCCACGAAGGGGTACGACAGCGAGCCAGCAGCCGTGCCAGCCGACGCCGCGCGAGCGGCAGTCAGGCCCAGGCCGTTGATCACTTCCGCGCCCGCCGAAGCGTCGTCGTCAAGCTGACCAGCCGTAGCGGTCGTGTTCAGCGTGGTGAACGCAGCGCACGACGCAGCCACACGGATGTCTGCCGGGCCGTACACCTGAGCCCAGTAGTAGTACGAAGCCGTCACCGCCGCCGAAGCGACACCAGCGGGCTTCTGCTGGCCCGTACCGGGCGCAGAAGTCGTGGTGCTCGCCATGATGGCGGTAAAAGCCGACTCATCGATCAGGACCACGTAGCCAGCGCCAGTGACGCCAGCCCCGCTATCCTTCACGTAGACGTACTCCTTCACACCGGAAGTGGTGACGTTCATGCCGCGTTGACCAACACCGAACTTCGCGGTGCTGGAAACGTCGAGGGGGTCGATACCAAGGATGTATGCCATGGTTGTTTCTCCTTCAGGCGATCAGGACGCCGTTGAACTCGGAACCCGAGCAAGTCAGGTTGCCGGCCCAGCCGTACAGTTTCACGATGGCGTCTTGGTTCACCGCTTGGCGTTCACCGCCAATCGGCACGAAGTTGCGCTCAGAGTGCGGGCGGAAGTAGATGTACTTCGTGTTCAGCGCCCACATGTGGTTAGCAGTCGCGGCACCGCCGATACCACCATCAAGCACCACATCAGCAGCCATGCCGCCGCCGTAGAACTTCAGGGACGCGAAACCAGCACCGGCATCACCGCCGCCGTCCGAAGTCACCCGTTGGATGGCTTGCAGAGCGTTGACGTAGAAGCCGTAGTAGTTGTTGTCCGCAACCCACAGGTCGGGCTTGTCGTTGCCGCGAACCAGTTGCAGACCGAGAGCGGTCATGTACTGGATGATGTTCGCAGCAGAGACAGCAGCGCCGCCGTCAGTCACGCCCGAATAGGACTTCGACTTCCAGAACGCCCAGGTGGTACGCGAGATGCCACCGTAGGTGTTGGTCGGGCTGTCGGGAACCGCAGCGCCCAGACCCGTGATGTTCTTGCCGCCGTTGCCGGTGCCATCCAGATAGATGTCCGAGCCAATGCGATTCAGAAGACGGGCTTCGGAAACCTGCATACGCCCATCGAGAAGATCAATGATCTGCTCTCTGGAGTTGTTCTGCAGCATTTCCAGGCCGCTCATCGACACCGAATCCGCGTACTGCTTGATGTCGAACTGCGCCGCGCTGATCGGGCTGTCCGGGCTGATGTTGATCAGCTCGTAACCCGAATAGGAGTTGGCGTTGTTCGTGTTCGGATCGTTGTAGAAGATTTCTTCCAGGATCACGTTACCGCCCGAGAACGGACGGACGTTGCCACGGGCCTTCAGCTTGCGCAGAAGGGCATTGTTGTTAGTCAAGTTGTCCGCAAGGACACCGTTGCGATGTTGGATGGTTGTCGCGACGACGTCCGAGATGTCGGCATTTGCGAAAGGCATTGCTTTACCTCGTTAAGTCAAGTTAAACCCTGCCCGCAACACTGTCGAAGCTCGCTTCGAGTAGTGCGCGGCGATCTGTTGCCGGGGGTTTGTTCGAGACCTGTCCACTAGGGGTGGAACTTCTCGGGCTAACCGCCTTGGCTTTGGCTTGAGCGGCGACTTGCACTGCACTGGACTTGATTTGCGCTGCCTGCGTGGCTTGAGATAGCCGCGCCTGCTCTTGCTGCCAAACTTCGTCATCCATGCGTACAGCCTTCGCATAGGCCGTTTTCAGGTCGGGGGCCAAACCTGACTCAAGTAGTTGAGCCATCGTGCCTCGTACCTTCTCGAAATGCGGGTACTGCTCCGCATTGGCAAATTCAGCAAGCGCCTGAGTTACGCGCTGCTGCTCTTGCTGTTCTCTCCAGCCATCGACCGCTTGGATGCGGCCTTGGAGCTGTTGAATCTGTTCCAGCAATCCCATGTACGCCGGGTCCATCTGGCCTTGCTGGGATTGCTGCACGGCACCTAGTGGGATGCCGTAGTCCTGCGCCAGCTTAGCGAAAGCCTGAAGTTTCTGCTCAGGGCTTCCCATCGCCAGCGTGTGATGCGCTCGCCCAAGGTTCTGAATCCAGACATCCGGGGCCAAGTTGTGCTGCTGCAGGATCGGCATGAAAGGCGCAATCGCCCTCTCCACCGCTTCCAGGCGAGTTGCACGGTCCTTGTGCATCGAAATGCCCGTGCTGTACTCGCTTTCTCGCTGGATGTTGTACTCAGCGAGTTTCTTTGCTTCTTGCGGGGTGAGCGGAAGGCCCTGCGCGAGCTTTTCGTGCAGGGGTAAGTAATCCTTTTTCCAGGTCGTCAGCGTCGGCTTGGGTGCCGCTTCGACAGGAGCCTGAGTAGGCTGCGGTGTCGGAGCCGGATCGGGTGTTTTCTCCGCGCTGGCGAACCGGCCCTTCTCGTCACGGGCTCGGCCACTGTCTTCCAGCTTGTCAAACGCTGCGCTGAGTGCTTCTCTGCGATCCGTGGGGACTTCGGGCGTTTCGACTTGCTGCGTAATCTCAGGTTGTTCCGTTTGCAAAGTGGTCTGCACTTCGGACATGCGTTCTCCAAAAGAAAAAGCCGCCCGGAGGCGGCTTGTTGACGGTGTGCTGTTCTCTTAGGCCGACTTGTTCGGCACCCACTGCGTAGAGCTGTAGCGGGTGTAAGTCACCACGGCATACGTGGTGTGGCTGTATGCGGCGTTCTGAGTGCCAGCACCGGAGCCAGGCACAGCGATAGCAGCACCGCTCGGCGGATAGACCTTCAGGGTAGAACCGGCGTTGTTGAAGATCGTCACCGAGCCATAACCAGCCGGGAGGATCACGCCTACCGTGCCATCAGCACCCGTCACGATGACGTTGGATGCCTTGATGGCGGTGGCATCACCTTGAGTCGAGCCAGCGGCGGCGACCGTGGCGGTAGTTCCACCAAGGGCTACCGCCTGGCCTGCCGAGAAGCCAGCGCCCATCACTTCGGTTGCGAGAGTCATAGACCTTTCCTTTGAAACTCCCGGATCAGCGCGTCTTTCAGCCCGGGAGGGGAAGCTGGGCGCTTGGCTTGAGCCATCAAAGCCTTGGTTTCGTTGCCAACCTCGATCACTCGATGCTGCCTGAGGTGTGCTCGATGCTGGGAGCGTGATGTGATGTACGAACCGTCCACCATAGATTTGTACGGCTGGATGTCGGGCATCACCATGGGTGCGTCAACGTCACCTTTGGGGATGTATTCGTCAGCCGGGACAAGCTCCAGCGTTTCGGGGTCTTGGATGTAGCGTTTACGCATCGTTGCTCGTCGCCGTCTCTGCGGCGGTCTGTTGTGCAGCTTGCAGGGTCGTGGTTGCACTCAGTTCTGCCTGCTCCAGCGCCGTCTCGTCCTTCATCCTCTGCAAGAGAACTTGCAGCATGCGATCCTGCTGGGCCTGCATCGCTTGGAAGCGCCGTTCCTGCTCGGCCATCGCAGCATCGAAGCGTTGTTGGGCAGCCTGGTTTTGTTGGTCCAGCATGGCCTGCATCTGGAGGCGAGCCTCTTCACGTTGCGCCATCTCACGCTCGTGCGCTTGTTCCGCTGCCATGACCTGTTGTTCGTGCGCTTGCTCTGCCTGCTGCTCTTGCGCCTTCGCTTCGGCGTCCAATTGAGCCTTTTGCACGGCCGGATCGGGCTGCGGAGGCTGAGGATTGGCAAGCCTTTGCTTCATCTGCTCCACGAATTGATCAATGACCCCTTCGACAGACTTCCCAGCCTTGTACCGGGCCACGGCGAACTTCAGCAGCTCGCCCATCATCGGAGCCGCTTCGGGCGGAATCTTTGATGCGTTGCCCATGAACTGGGACACCGCCGTCACAAACTCAGTGGCCTGCTCCTTCTCCCGATCCTCGTCAATCTCCACCAGCGAATCGGAGGAAATGTCGATGCGGAACTCGGACAGCTCGGAGCTTTTCAGCAACTGAATCGCAGGATCGATGTACTCTTTGTCAGCTTCGTTCAGTTGATCCACGCACGCCATCTGCATGATGGTCTGAGATTGGAAGTGCTGGCAGATCACCTGGGCCTTCAGGTTGATGATGTCGGCCGCGTACTGAGCGACTTCACTCTGCATGTTCTTCAGTCGCAGGGAAGCGTATTGCCCCTTGATCCGCTGGGCCGTAGCCGTTTCACTCGCCTCACCCTGCCCACGAACAATGTCCGCAATGCCGGTGATTTCATAGACCTGCTGTTTCTGCTGGTCCATGGCCTCGTAACACCCGTTCAAAGCCTCGTAAATGGGCTTCAGGTCCACCAGACTGATCGCACCAGCAAGACCGTTCTTCTCGGCAAACGCGGCCCAGTTCTTCACCGGAATAAGGACGGTGTTGTCACCTTCGCTGAAGATTCGCGCAAGCTCAGGAATCGCCGCGTCATACCCGCCGCGAACCCTTAGGGCATCCACCAGCCCGTTGATTCGGTTAGCCAAAAGGTCGAGGGTGTGGGCCTGATCCTGATACAGCGTGAAGTCAGGGACGGGAACCAGGCTATCCGTCGTCAGAGTTGCAAATAGAGGACGAGGACAAGGGAAGAACCCTTCCAGCTTCAGCGGGTCTTCCCGACGATCCAGAATCTTGTTCATGGATTTCGACAGCCACAAAGCTTCGTTGGCTGACTTGTCCCAAATCTCATAGATGCAGGCCTCATAGCTGTTCTCAGCTTGATAGCCACCATTCCTCTTCTGTTCTTCGGGCTTGGTGTCCAGGGGAATTTCGTTACCCAGTTCTTCCCCGAACCGCTCAACGAGAGCAGGACGGCGCATGTACACCTTGCGCCACACCGCATTCACCTCTTCCCAAGTACGTCCT